GCATAGTGTACACGTCTGCACACGATACCTCGATAACACTTTATAATAGCAACCCTTGCAGGTTACTATAAGACAATAATTTTTTAAAGAACGTTTAGTTAATTTCTAACTAGCCTCTAGTATAACACAAGGGTCCGTACCAGTCAACATCTATTACACAAATACCGCCATTCTTTGTGTTGTATTTTTACAACATCTGGTAGCCTGTCAAGGTAACGATCCTTGGTCGCTCGATTATCAGTCGAGTGCTCTACCTTTGAGCTAACGGGCTAGATTGGTGGTGATGGTAAGAGTCGAACTTACACCGGACAGCGTATGAAGCTGGTGCACTACCGTTATGCTACATCACCTTATTGGTAGGACCAGGGCGATTCGAACGCCCGACCAACGGATTAAAAGTCCGCTGCTCTACCAACTGAGCTATGGTCCCTTATTGGTGCCTCCGGCGGGAGTCGAACCCACATTGGCCAATTATCTGTTGCACACGGGATATAAATCCGCTGTTTTACCATTAAACTACAGAGGCATATATTTGGTGCCAAAGACTGGGATCGAACCAGTGACACAAGGATTTTCAGTCCTCTGCTCTACCATCTGAGCTACATTGGCTTATTGGCGGAAAGCGGAGGAGTCGAACCCCATCCCATTTCTGAGAACCTGGTTTTCAAGGCCAGTCGCAGGACCAACCCCGCTGCATCACTTTCCTTATTTGGCGAGCCAGGTAGGATTTGAACCTACAACATTTGGTTTTGGAGACCAACGTTCTGCCAATTGGAACTACTGACTCATTTGGTGGACCGTCCCGGGATCGAACCGGGGACTGAAGCTTGCAAAGCTACCGTGTTCCCATCTATACCAACAGCCCAAATTTTAACACACTCTTTGGAATGTGTGTATTAAAGCACTCTAAAATACTTAGGCTGCCTGTTCTTAAAGAATGCTTTAATACCCTACGATTTTTCATCTCACAAAAGAGACTCTATCCCGCAGGCCGCCCGTTTGTGCTTGTTTATAGTGCAGCACAGGACCTCGTTTCCTGCAACACTGTTTGATATCAAAAGGTCCTTGTAAGGCCTTCATGTTGTTTAAGTTTAATAGCCCGTTGAGCATGATAGGCTTGCTCAGCACGTTTTAATTTTTCCTCAATCAACTGCCGACGTTGCTCTGTGGTTAAAGTGTGCTCAGTGACCCATTTTATTGATCTGGCTGTTTTCTTTATGTCTGTGTTCATGTTGCTTTCTAAAAAATAAAACCCCAGGGTGTTTAGTCCTGGGGTCTTGTGAGATACAAAAATGTAATTCTACTAAGGCCCCGAGGCTCCTGGAAAATATATCGCATTGCCGCGAATCAACGACCAGGTCTCTGACTTGGGTTGCATTGTTTGACAGGAAGCAAAATATTTGTTCATCTTAGTATCTATTATAGCTTATTTATGACAGTATGTCAACCATTATGATTCAATGACATCTTCTGTCCAAAACAGTGAGTTGTCGTTTTTCCATCTTAGTTCCAGATCTGCCATTCCGGGATCTGGCTCAAACATACTAATTTGCGTAGTAATCCAACCTACCACTACTCCATTTTCAATAATTTTTGTATTGGTATTTCCTGCATTTTGGTGGGCTATCACCAGTGCAGCATTTCTCTTTAATGTTTCCAGGGCTGCAGCAAGCTCGTCTCCGGTTAAATTTTCTTTTACCCAGTTTTCAATGCTTACCGGTTGTAGTGATCCATCGGGCATTTTTTTAGTTGGTAGTCGTATAGTTGCTGGCATGGAAAAATCCTATTTTGTTAATGTGTTGTATTTAGTGCTTATTTTTTGAACCATTGGTAAACAATGGCTTCGGCTGGTTTATTTCTGATACTTGTGCTGAGATTGGGGTAACTGTCACGTGGGGCTAGATTATCAGCCAACCAATAGGTTGTAATCATCACGCTGTCTGTGACTGCGCTGGTCTGTGCACGAACTGCTCTTAATGCAGCTTCTACCCCAATGGCCTGCCGACCAAAGTCGGGAGTTGCAGTTCGGCTAGCGCAGGGCGCATTTCCACCTGGGCATCCATAATCAGTGATGCTGTGGTTGTTGGTATAAGGATTGGTCACACTGTAGACCATGATGTTCCACTGCACTGGTTTTGTATTGTTGATGTTTCTAAGGGCAAAAGGAATAAATGCACTATAGCGTTGTTTCAACATGTCCACTGTCATGGTCAATTCGTCTGCGGCAGTTGGCATAGGACCCGGAATCATAAAAATTTGAACGAAGTCCACTGCATTTAACAATGCAGGAGTTGCCGAGTAACTGTCACCTGTGGCAATTAGAAATTGTCGGCCAGTAAACACTGATCGCAGGCTGGTAGATAGTGCAAGCAGTCCTGTTTCTCTAACTCCACTGTAAGGAGCCCAATTAGGCACTGACCAATCGGTCCAATCCAGGGATATTGCATCGTAGCCTGCACCTTGTATCAACCTTGCTTGTTGCAACATGAACTTGGAATATCCAGCAAAGAATCTTGCGAACCAAGCGTTGGTTGTTGCCGAGGCTGACAGCATGCGGCCGCTATGATCATGATCACAGAGTTGCATAATAAATTGTGGTTTTATTCCCGCCGCACGGGCTTGTTGGCCCATCCATACTAGGTCTGCATCAGGAATACTGACTGTGCCAGTGGTGGCCCAATCTAGATCTGGATTGGCGACATCACGAATACAAGCATATTGTGGAATTGCAACCTGCGATGCACCTAGAGCTTTTAATCTAGTCAAGGTTTGTGCAAATCCCGCACGATTGGTATTGGTACATCCTTTGTTGAGTGTGGGATCCAACACTGAATAAGGATCATTCCAATTATCTTTTAATGCAACTGCCAGTGGTACCGTTTTGAGAGAAAGTCCCGACATGGCTGGCAATGGAAGATTTCCCATATAGGATGCTGGATATTGAACGTCAGCAACACCCAGTGCACATTTGTCATCTATGACTGGCAGAGACTGTACGGTGGTATAGGCGGTGGGGTATGCGTTTTTTGTTATATCTGTGGATATCTTAATCTGAGCCGAAGTAGCAGTAGCCACTGTGGGTACAGTGGGTTTGGTAACTGCACATAATTTGGGATCTACTAGACACGTAAAATCTTTTACACTGGCAATTTCAGCAAATCCGTTGGTGGTTGCATAATCCCAAACGCCTATTTTCCCATCTCGTAGTACAAGAAACATTCCAGTTTCCGGATAATATCTATATCGGTAGGTTGCATAGCTTGGAACAGTGTAGGTGGTCTGATGTGATGGAAAGTACTGCGAATACTTTTTTTCTGCCCAATCAAATACATCATCAACACTGACGCTGACACCTGCAGGAGGTTGTCCGGCACTGACAATTTCTGACTGCAGAGCTGTGACCACAGAATTTGGAGTTCCCCCGCAGGCTGTGAGCAACAGGGCAATAAAAAGTGTTAGAAATTTACGCATGATTTCTCCAATAAAAAAGACATACACGCATTGTAGCATATATGTCTGTTTTGGGCAACCTATGGTGTTGTTTTTTAGCGACGCTCTCGTCCCATGTCCTTGGGAACGGATCGTTCGGTTTCGGACCGTTTTGGACGTATTTGAACCCGAGTTTTTTCCGGATTAAATGTGGTTTCTGGCTGTGTAGTAGAATCTGTATCGGCAGTGTCATCCTCAGATGCAGTCTCGCCATTGTAAAGAATCTTAAAGGTCATATTGCCTTGTGCGGCAATGGCAGAATAAGCTTTGCTGGTAGATAGTTTGACACCAGTTACCGCACTGCTGGGATAATGGGCATCCATTCCGTCAATGACAAATGTATTGCCTTTTTGACTCACACGATTATATACTTGTATCAACGCACCATTGTTTAGAATTTCAGCAGCACCTTTGCTAAAATTAGTTTTTGTATCTACCCACTCAACCACTTTATGTGCTATGACCAACATCAATACATGGATAGGTACTGCTGGTTTTTTACGTTTGGCCACGTAGTCATCATACCATGTTTCTAAACGTTTACTAACAATGCCTTGCCCAGTTAATTCTGCGCCAAGATCCAAATTGAGTTTACGTAGATTTTCAACTTGCTTTGCTTCTTCGGCTGTGATAATTCCGCCTAATTGGGCAATGGTCAAGGGACCACTGTAATGTGCTGCATAGTTAAATTCTCCGCGTGCATTTTGTGTGCCTTTGAATGCATCGATGATTGGCATAATCTTGGCATGCTTTTGCAACAATTTTTCACCGTTGGGTGAGACCCGTAATTCTTCTATCTTTTTAGCAAAGTTTGCAGCACTGGCAAATGCACCACCACCCACTGCATCTTTGGTAGATATGTTTAGTTCTTTGCCTTCAGGATTTACCAACACACTGTCACTTAGTGCGCCACTGGTGCTGTCATTGAAATTAATAGTACAATTCTTTAATGAGGCGCCCGGGCCAAAGAATATATCCACTGCTTCTTGTGCGTTGCCACCAATGTTCATGCCTTTTACCAATGCAACTGGCTGCATCATTTCGCAAAAATAAATTTTAAACGCATCAAAGTTCATATCGCCTGCAGGGACAATGACTGGAAATTTACTGCTGGCCAAAAATATCTTGGCGGCATTGGCTTCGTCACTTTGTGGACCAAACTTGTTTTGTATTTGTCCAACAACCTGTGCTGGTGTCAACCTTGTAAAGGATTGCCCTTTGAAAACTTCGCTGGGCTTGTATCCGGCATTTTCTTTTGCGCCGGCGCGACTATTAAACTTGAAACCACCAGGAATAGCAGTGTGTGGGAAATCGTTGTCGTTGCGATTGGCTTTGATTTCTTTGAAAAATCGTCCCAGATAATACGTGCTGTTGGTTTTTGTATCTTTGAAACTGGCAATACCAAATCCACCTGAATTTGCAGCTGCTATGTTGGTCCATTGTATGTTCATTCCACTGCGTTTGAGGTCAGCAATGGTGTCGGATAGTTCTTCGCCAGGCGGGAATTTTCCCTGTGGTGGATAAAAATCCAATGACTGAAACTCTAATTCGTCACCTTGGGGATTTTTAAAAAGCTCGCCGGGCCGGCGTCGGGCTAGGCCAACACCTTCTGTTAATACAGTATCAAGAATAGTAATTAAATCACGCATCAAGTATTTATTCTAATATTCTATAGAAGTCTTTGTCTAACCAAGTTGTTAGCAATTCTTCTTGTCGAACATATCCATACTTGTTTATGCTGGTTTCTACGCTGTCATTTACCAATCCTTTTTCAATCAAAGTATGCCAGCTGGTACTTCTAGGATCCATTGGTGGTACTCCGCTTTTATAAACTGCGGCATACAGCCAAAAATTATTCATATCTTTGTAAAAATATGCATCTCTGCAGTCAAACCCATTCACCGCCAGCATGTACATTAGATTTACAATATTATAATTATAGTAGCAACCGTTCATGCTTATATTCATTAATCTATTATATTTGTAATGAATAAATTGCGGAATACTTAATATCATCATTCCGTTGTCACTTATGGTGTTGTTCCATGTTTTCAATGTCTGCAAAGGATTTGTTACAAATTGAAAACTGTCATGACACCATAGCAAATCAACTTTTTCCGGTGTTTTAAACAATTCGGCAGAGAAGTCTGCTTCCATGATTTCTACGTTGCGATGATTGCGAATTTCGGGGTCTAAATTAGACAAATCAATGTCTACTGCATAAACTTTGTAATTATGTGGTTCCGGAGGATCATCTCTGGTTTCTAATGTGGCCCACCATTCTGTGTCTAGTCCGTGTCCGCACCCAAAATCAGCAACAACACTGAGGCTGTCTAAAAAACTATCATAACCGTAGATTAAATCTAGTATTTGTCGACTATGATCATGACTTTGGTAAGGGCTTTTAAATTGTTCCATTTGTAAGTATTTCTATAATTAATTTTTCTTTGAGTTGTCTTAGGCGAGGTTCAAGTTGATGGCAGGCTTCTGCTATCTCATTATCCGACCCCCAACTTCTTTGTGTGGCCAAGTGCCTTGCCCATTCGCCTACCATGTCTTTTTCTAGTTGTACATCAACTGCACCATGTCTAGGGCGTGCCTTGCAACAATTATTGTATTGTTCTATCAGTTCATCGGCACGAGATTTCCAGTCGATCATAACACAACATCTTCCATGCCTGCGGTGCGTAGTCTTGTGATATGGCCCATTTGCCATTGCTTTGTTTCTATGCCCTTCATGATGCCCAACCAACGATTGCGTAGCAATGCAACTTCGTTGATCAACGTTTCATAATCAATGACTTCATCCTCGCCATCCACGTATTTTTCTGCATCTCGACTGGTCAATGCTCTATTATACGCTTCTAAGTATTTTTGGAAATGCCTGCGTCTAATTTTTCGTAGTTGTATGTTTAGATATTCTAGTACGGCTTCAATTTCTTGCAATTGATTGAATCTATGTTCAGTAATGCCTGGCAATGCTGCAATGGATTTCTCTAAGTTTCCATTGACTTTACATTCCGTCTTGGCCGCAATCAATTCGCCTTCGTAATAGGCAATAAAATCTGGTAGCATCCCCAGATCAGCTACAACTCGATTATACCACATTAGTCTTCGTAATCGTAGTTGTCTTCGTCGTTGTCTTCGTCAATAGAATATTCGTTCAGGGCTTTTGATAATGCAGAGTCCGTGCCACTGAATTCTTTCAAATCCAAATCCGGAAGTAGATCAACTAATATACTCATTAGATTATCTGCAGCTTCTTGCCTGTCTTTTTGTGGTATATATTGTTTGAGTACGGTATATGTTTCGCTTAATACATCAACATCAATGCTCATTGGTCATCCTCTTTATTTCTTGGGTTAGTTGTTCAAATATTATTTTGTTGCCGGATTCCGAATAATGATTGATTAGTCCCGGCTCTGTACTTAGCAATTCGCAAAAATTCAAAATATTTTTTTCTGTTGCATGATCATTTGCTGCGTCTAACGTTGAAATCACAATGACTTTTTTGTTGGCCAACAATTGATTTATTTTTTCTCTATACAACTGGTAAGTTGTTATAAAGTATTCCTCGTCATAGTGGTACAAAATAAAGTTGTATGCTGCTCGTACTGAATAATTAAAAAAGTGTCGCAAGCGCCTGTAGTGATACGAAATATCACTATACAGTAAATCAGAATGTTTATGCAAATTGTCTTTATAATGCACTGGGTGGCGACGTGTTGGCACCCTGTACGGACTAGTGTGTGCTACAATAACAATATCGTAGTTATCTAAATTAGCAGACATCACTTGTTTGTATATCTTATATTCACTAACACCAGCTTGAGCAAGATTTGTCACATTGTGATGCTCTGCAAGCAGGGATGGCCAACCCATATACTGATTGTACTTAACTGACCAATCTGCTGCAAAACTATCTCCTAATAATAGGATGTTGAGTTTATTCATCTACTGTTTCGGGGGCTTCTTGTGGAGCAGCTTTATCGAGCATGTGTGGGTTAGCGGTAATATTTGCCATTACAGTATCCAAACATCCATCATCGTTGCGTTCCCAACCTTTGCGGAACTTCTTAATAATCTCACCTTCGGCTGTTGTGTAAAGCAAGCTGTTACCTTCTTTCTTTAACAGTCCTTTTGCTTCAATCAAGTCAGTTAGGCCCGAGTATGGGTTCATGCCTGTTTCATACGGAATTTTAACTTGGACTGATTCAAACGGCTTAGCATAGCGTGTTTTCATGATTTTACATGCGGCACGAATACCTTTGACTTCTGAAACCTTGTTACCATCCTCGTCTTCTTTCAACTTCAACTTACGCATAGCTACAACGATAGAACTTGCATATATGAAGCCTTGACCACCACTGATCTTGTCATCTGGGTCAAACATGTCCTGACTTGCGTATGTGTGGTTGGTTGCAACAAGACCCAAATTCAAGTCACCAAACATGTTTACACAGTTACGAACAAGTGCCGTGAGTGCCTTGGGCTTACGGCCCATGTCACCCTTCATATCACCTGCGTTAAACTGGTTAACGTCTGTTGGTGTCAACAACATACCTAAACTGTCAAGCACAAACAACACCTTGGGACGTTGGTCTTCTGGAATTGTTTTATACTGTGCAACAAACTCGCTGATCATTTTAGCCACGTCATCAATCATGGCCATATTGAGTTTTAACAATTTGTCTTCACTTGTATCAACGTTCAATGCGTGTAGCCATTTCTCATCTAGGGCGTTTTCAGTATCAATTAAGATAGGGAAAATACCTTGCTTTTGTGCGTTGGCAACCAAGTTGCCACTACAGATAAAGGATTTACCTGCGCCAGACTCTCCGGCAAACACAGTGACCTTACCCATTGGGATTCCTCGGTTAAAATCTCCACTGATCAAATAGTTTAGTGCGTAGTTGTTTGTCGATACCCAGTCAGTTGGGTCATTGAAGCCTACGCTCAGGCCTTCAATACTTTTAGTAATTGATTTTCTAAATTTACTTACATCGAATGGTTTTGCCATGATTGATTTCCTTTATTTAATTTTTGATAGATGAATTCTGCAATCTGTTCGTGCCCATCTTTAACTGGGTGTCCTTGTTCAAGTTTACATCCTGATATTATTTCTTGATAGCTTTGCTCTGACAAAAACATACTGTAATCTATGTGCGAGTTAAGAGAAACAATTTTGTTAAATTTCTGCGTTATACGTTTGTCATCCATTTTGTCAAGCACTCCGTTTTGTTGCAATAGTTTTTTAAACCATTCTAAAGTTGGGGTCTTGTTTAGGTTGTCCTTAAAAGTATCTAGAAAAAATAATTGAGTATTTGTTATCTTTGCAACTAACTGTAAAGAAATAATTTGCCGTAGACAACTGCTATACGCCAGATACGGATGCCAATCTTTTTTATAATATTCCGGATCCCTGGCAGGTAGATATTGAAATATTTTCCCTGTTTCGCTGTTACCGTACTCAACTCGTACCCAACTCGTTAAACACACAATAGCGCAAGCCGGAGAGTTTCCTAGTAGGTAATCAAAGGTTCGTCGATATATGCGATAGTTGCTACAAGATGCCCTAGCATCATTAATTACAGTATCATTTATTTTAAGAGATAGTAAACGGGGCCAACTAAACTCTCTATGCCCGTAAGTTTCCTCATCGGGCCACCCAGAGGTCCAGCTGTCACCGTTTACGTAAATCATTTACAATTTAAGATTTGCGATTGCGAATCATTGCCAAAATATCTTCGGCACGTTGACTAGATGGTTTTGCGGCAGGTGTTGCCACAGGTGCAGAGGCAACTGCGGGCTCATCATCAAATGGTGAGTCTTCTACTGCCGGGGCAGCAACTGGTTTAGCCTTGGCCACTGGGGCAGCTGTTGCTACTTCGTCGCCTGTTGATCCAGTTCCACCTTGGAAACCACTTGGCTTGTAATAGCTGGCCCAACGATCTGGATCGTAAGGTTGACCATCTACACTTGCTTCAAACATTTCTTTGATGATTTTCAATTCAACATCTGTGGGTTGCTTGGGCAAAAAGTCTGCCAAGTTGTACAAACCATATTGTTCAACTGCGGCAGCTTCGTCGGCAGTTAATGCAGATTCTTTGCGTGACCATTTGCTGGTACTATAGTCAGCATAGCCACCTTTGCTTGTTTTGGTAACAGTAAAGTCCAATCCTGCTGCGTAATCAGTTGGCAAATTTTCCAATTCTGGATCCATCAATGCTGATTTGATCAAGTTAAAAATTTGCGGACTAATAACAAATCTACGAATAGGGTTAGCCGGCACACGATCATCGCTCAACGAGCTTTCACGTACAAAACCTTGGAACAAATAAGATTTTTTCTTCCAATACTTGCGACCCATATCTTCCAATGATGGATCTTTAAACCATCCACGAACTTCTGCCAAGATTGGACATGCTGCGCCGTACATTTCCACACATGGAACTTGTACAACAACTGGTTTACTATCTGATTGGCCTTTGATGCCAGCAAATGGCAAACGAATCATTAGTCGTTCAGCCCAGAAAAAGTCATTTTTTGTGTTACCGTCTGGTAGGAAGCGAATCCTACTGTTGGTGCCCTCTGGGATATTCCAATGCGGGTAAATTGCATTGTCACCCTGGGGTTGAGAGTTGCCGCTTGAGCGGTCTGCTTGCGCTTGTAGTTTAGCGCGGATTTCTGCGAGAGATGTAGCCATAATAATTTTCCTTTATAAAATGTGCCATGATTGTTTTAAGATTGTCTTAAGTTTGCACATACCTTAGTATATGCTATTGTATTTATGTTTGTCAAAGATTTTTTAATGTTTTTTACTCAAACCTGCTAGACTTCGGATAAATTCCAAATCATCCGATTCGGTAACTGGCTCATCCATTTTGGTGGCGCCAACTGTATTAGTTTCTGGAGCAGTGGGTTGTGCAGGTGGTTGCTGAGTGGCTTGATTGACATTTATCAACTCACCGTAGATCTCATCGGCAAGATCTGCCATTCCATTTGATTTCATCCAAGCAAGTATTGTTTGACGTGTGTCCACATCTGGACCAAAATCACTGCTCAATTTATATAACGTGTTTTCCATGTCGGGATCAACATCGTTAAAATAATATTTAAGTTCGTTCCATGCATCCTGTCCATCAAACCCAGCAGCCAATGGATGTTTCATTAATTCTTTGAAATCCTGTTGTTGTGCTTCGTCTTCCATGTCTTCGGACATGGCAGTTTCGTGCACCCATGATTCAAACTCATTGCCCATTAGTGGACTTTGTTGTTTATATTTTTGATGCGCACGATATACATACGGCAGTGCAGCATCAAACTTGTCGTTGTATACTTTTTTAACAAAACGTTCACGAAGTGCATCAACATCAACTGTGTCTTCGGCTGGCTCGCTTGACACAAAGTTTTCGCTATAGTGAGAATATCCTTTGGGGCCACCAATGTGACGCAATTTATTGCGTAATTCGTTGTAGTGTTGTATTGCAGCATGCGCCATTTCTTGAGTTTCACGATCTTCAAATTGACGACGTTTGGCTTCGCGTACAAAATGTGCCATAGCACTCA